CTTTGGCACTTAGAGGTTTAATCCTAGGTACTGGTGGGATATCGTTGTTGTCTTCGGGTTGTTCCAGTATGTCCGCCATTATTTTTTCGCCTTATTAAACGCTTCGAGTATCGAAGGGACTCCTTCTACTATAAATTCCGCTTCGCTATTATACTTGCGTTCTTTTGCCGGGAGGGCTTTTTCTTTCTTCCAGGCTTCGTAGATGTATACCTTCTGATTAGGGCCGAGGCCTTTTAACCCCTCTATTTTGTCGTAACGTTTCGGGTAGATATTGCTAAAATTCTCCATTCGGTAAGACTCCTCAGTGGTGTCCCTCCAGAGCACTCCATGATCTACCCCGACATACTCTTCACTGGCCGATTGTACGATTTCCAGCTGCTCCTTCCGTGTAGGAATTTTTCCCGGGTTCTGTTCCTTCCATTCCGCCAACTGTGATTCGACGAATCCCGCATAAGCAGCATCGCGCTCCTTATTCCCGCTGGCGCTTTTTGGTTTATTGGCCTTGATCAATACTGAACTTATCTTGAATTTACCGGCTGCGGTGTCGCGTTTCTCTAACATACCAACGAGCTTTTTCGCATCTGCGTCGCTCAACCCCCCGCCCGCGTATCCATAAATATCGTTCGCGTCTACCGCTTTTCCTGTACGGATCTTGTCCGCGATGTTAGCGTACAGAGCCATGTCTGTCAGTTTACTGCCACTGCCCTTACCACCAGCTTGTTTATTCATGGCGTTCTGCACTTTTAATGCCAGAGCTGGGTTATTTATCTTGAGATCCAATAGCCTCGGATCTTTCGGGCTGAGGCCGCCGTTCGCGGCTTCCATTAACAACGACCCTACGGCTCTACGCTCATCTTGCTCCCGCGCCCTTACTAGGTCGCCGTAAACGTTATCAACGAAGTTCGATGTCGTTGAGCTTTTCCCTTTCGTGAGTTCCAATTTCCGCTGTTGTATCTGTATTTCCGACGCGCCTTTGACACGCATGTTATACATTTCGGTGGCGATATCCCTCGCCTCATCTGCGGCGACCTCGCTCTTCATCGTGTCCTGCAATGCCTGGAACCGATTGCCGGACATTTCATCCTTGTTCGCGGTCAGGTACTCCTTGGCGTCTTGCACCCTATCGTTTAACAACATCGCTCTAACGACAGCTTCGTGCGCCTCGCCGTGTACAGAGTGCATTATAGAGAGCCGTAGTTTCTGATCCCCTTCGTCGTTGCCTGGAATGTTCTCCGCAAAGTAATCCGCCAGCAGTTTGTCGCGGGATGTCTTCTCTCGCGCCAGCACCTCAGGGTTGTTGTAGTTCAACGCTGCCGTCTGTGCTGACACGTCGATGGAAGATTTAAACACCGCGCCGCGATGCTTAATCTCTTCTGACATCGCGTGTCGGAGAAATCCTGCCTGAAAATTATCGCCGAGGTCTTTTGCCTCGACTTCGAAATATTGTCGAGCCAGCGGGTTCAGTTTCTCTGCGAACTTTGCAGCCGTTGCTCGGTGTAGATCCTCATACTTCTTATAGACCCCAGGAGCCGCAGCCGCTCCGTTCTGCAAGCGGGCGTAACCGTTCTCCCCGTAGGTGAGTTCGTTATGTGCTCTCTTGAGATCGAGCAGCGCATCCTGCGCATGCAACCGCGCCAGCCGGTGTTGTATGTCGACAACAGCATCTGCCGTGCGGGTTATCGTGCGCCCTAAGTTGGCTGTCGCTTCCTCAACTGCACCTGGGTTGTACTGCGCAACCGCTGAAGACGGTCTCGCTGGTGCTCTCGTGATATCCGCTGCTGTTGGTAATACAGGCATTATTAAATTCCTCTCAAAGCATTCGGTCTAGTCATGCCGAAGTACATATCCCCGGCGGTGGCTGCGCCACTCAGGATTGTGCTCCCGGCGTCTATCCACCCAGCTTTAGCCGCGTTCTTACCCTCTAACCTTCTTGCGCCAGCTTGCGCCCTCATACTCTCGGCTTGTGAACGGGTGTTGTACCGTGCCATTTGTGCGTTGTATTCCCCTTCACGGTGGATTCCGCTGACGATGTTCAGCACATTCGGGTCAACCGTACCCGCTCCTGACGCCCCCGCTACGGCCAGAGCCCTCGATGCAAGTAGGTCGGCCTCGCGTCTAGCCTTGATCATCTCCTGATGCCCCGCAGCTTCCTGCTGTTTGGCGTTGTACTCCATTTGCCGCGCCTCGTACTTCGCGGCGGCTTTCTCTTGTCTGCCTGCCGATATCGAGCTGAGGGCGGACATACCTGCCCCCGCGATGGCGAGTATAGGCATCATCATAGCCATTATGCGTCCCTCCGATAAATGTTCTCTTTAACTTGCACAAACCCGAAATGTTCTAGGAACTGTGGGGATGTTGGTTCGTTCGGGTCTTGCACCGCGTACAGTTCCCCGGGTATCGAGTCCAAGAATTGTCGGGTAAATCTTACAATATTCTTTCGGTATTTACGTGCCGCGTCTTTCAAGTCTGAGAACACCACCCGTTTTCCGCAATAGTTGTACACGCCCGCCATAGCGATCGGTGTATCGTCCTCCAACACAGTGATTCCTCTAAAAGAGAACGGTAGATTCTGTCCGAAGAATCTTACAGCATCATGATTGTCCGCGTTCTTCACTGTCAGCATCAGAATCCCTCCACTTTAGCATTCGCCGCCAATACCGTACAAGGTCTTGGAGCCGTCGCTTTCAAATACAATCTTGTGTTGTTGCTCACCGAACCATTTACCGGAACGGGTGGGTAGTCGTAATAATCCCACAAGTACCCCGTGGCTGTATCGGTACCCTCGTCGACTGTCGGCAACCCATCGAGATGATCCTCGTCCGTTCCGTGTTCTAGTCCATCTGCATCGGTATCAACCAGTATCAGGGACAAATCCGACACCCTGGTATTAGGCCCTAGTGCTGGTATGCCTATTGTCGAGAAACCTAGTTTGTTGCTGACAAACATCGCATGATATGGCAGCCCGACGTAGGCGCTGGTTACATATTCCGAGAGTGTTATCGACGCGCTGGCTACCGTGTACGTGCCCAAATCTTTATTGTTCCCCCACACGACCACAGACTCGCCCTCGAGGTGGCTCAACCCGGTTATGGTTACTGTCGAAGCACCACTGTATTCCTTGAACGAATCCATGATCTTACATATAGCTCCGCCGCGTGCCTCCGTCATTTTTGCCGAACGTTCTAGGTATCGCACGATCGATCCGTTCACCTCTCTCGCAACGGCGAAATACACCAGATCCTCCCCGCAGTTCCCTGGGATTACTGCTATGTCCTCGACCAGTCCCAAGGTTTCTATAGTCCAGAAAGCTTTGACCTCCTCTGCGCGGTCAAAGGTGCACACAACAACCGTGCCGGTGCAGAGCAGCATATAAAGCCGCGTCTCAGGTCTCCTCTGAACAGCGGTGCGTATTATGCTTGGATAGCACAACTCTGGCGCTAGTATGGTTAGCTCATTTGTCTCCGCGCCCATGTCAGCGGAAGCGTCGATCTGAAATACTCTCCGGCGGCTACGATCTACAAAGAATGCCAACGTGTCTACCTTCATTGGGTCGACCGGTGCGGAGCCGTTCGTGCTGTACTCTTTAAGATTAAAATTCGAAGGGGTGAGGGGTTCGTCGAGGGAATTCGAACGAGCTATTATCTCCGCGCCCTGTGCTCCGACGATCAGTTGTCTCGTTGGCATTAGCCAGTTTATAGAATCGACTGGCCCGCTGCCGATGCTGCGGGATATCGGGGTGGCATCACCTTCCTCGATGTCGGTGAAGCTGTAGTAGTTATCTACTGCCGAACCCCAGACCTTGTCTTTTCCTGCCCAATACAGCCGGGATTGATATATCGCCACTGCCGAAGGGTAGCCCCTCCGCTCTGACCAGGAACCTTCGGCCCAGTCATCTGTCGCCTCGACGGATCCGAGATCCGTGAGCACCACTGCGGTGACGACTGTCGGGCTTGTGTACGCTACGACCTTGGCGATTCCCGTAATCGACCCTGTAGAATAGGTCAACGTCATGTCGATACTGCCCGCTGTATACGCGCTGAGTGTCAGCCTGTAATACACAACCTGATTATCTAATCCGTCGTTGTATGTCTCGTTAGTATCTGCTGTCCACGAATCGATTACCGTCCACGACCCCTCTTCGCCGACAGATTGTTCGAGATCGACGGTTCCGGTGAAACCTGTACCGGTCAAGGTGATTGTAAAAGTCCTGCCGGTGGTGATACCGAAGACTCGTATCGAGTCCGTCGAGGTTGCTGCCGCAGCGGCATTGTCCGCGAATACCGTCTGCCCTTTAGATGTCAGCCGGTATAAGGATCCTATGTTCGTCGATTTGAAGATGCCTTTTGACGCGGTCAGTGTTATCGTTGGCGCTGCCGCTGACGATACGATCGCCGAAGGCGTTATCGTAGTGCCGGTAACGTTGGCGGGCATAAAAGGCCCGTCTTCGCTGTAATAGAACACAACCGACCAGGAGGTCGCGCTGCGGCGTTCGATTTTGACGGGAGGTCGTGTCGTACCACGGGCGATGAACAATATGTCACCCGACTGTACATAGCGCACCTCGTCGAGCGTCTCCTCTGGTAGCAGTCCTGTGGTGATAGACATCACGCCAGCGCCCTCGATTGCGACGGAATCGACCAGGCAGTATACCGTCTTGCGATTGATCAGGTGCACGTAGGCCGAACCGCCGGTTGGGGTGAACGCTAAGGAATGCGTTCCCTGTCCTAATTCGGTTTCGGTAATATAATCGTCGAGGTCGGTAGTACTGCCGACACGGATCAGGCAAGATCCGGCTGACACAACTATTCGTATCGCGTGCTCTACATTCTGATCCGGGGCTCCGATAGTCAACGTCTGAGAACGTTTCGCACCGTTTGCACCCCCTCCCGTAAGCCGCATATACCCACCGGTATACCAGTCGGATATTGCGTCGACGCCCTCGTCGTTGTCGGTCCACCCGGTCAAATTGGTGTCGAAGTTACCGTTGGTAAACGCTGTAGCGACAGAAGTTCTAGTCACCAGTGCCTCGTCCACCCAGAAACGTAGTTTCTCATCCGTCACCTCGACCAGCGCGGTGTCGGTAACCGAGAAGATGAAAGGTATTAGTTTTACTGCGCCGGAGGTGGTGGCGAGAGCCCCGAGGTATTCCCACCCGGGTCGGAGCGTCATCGCTCCGAGGGCTTGGGGCACCCAGTTCATCTGCTGTTCCGCACTCATAGCGATGCGCTTAACATCGCCCCGAACGGTGGCTTTCTTATCTACGACGCCTCGATTAAAGGCGATTTGGTAGTCCCTAGCTGCCATACAGTGAGCTGTTTGAATGTCGTGGTTTTCTTACCCCGCTGCGTGCGTAAGACCACCGGCCTGGGGGCAGGAATTGCGTTGGCCCCAGGACGGCGTCTTTTGCCAAGGCGTTGAGTTTAGCCCTCGCGGCTTTGGCCTCCACATCGTCTTCCTTGTCGGGCTGCAGGCGGCGTGAAACTTTATGCGCTAAGTGTAGCGCCACATAATCTTCGAAGGTCGACGGCCAACCGGCGAGGTACAAACCTCTCTCGGTCTCCTCACTGGAAACATAGTCGACGTATAGGGTGTCTTCCTCCGCGTACCAGAACGCTCCTCTATCGTCGAATTGCGACAGAGGGGAGTTGAAATATTCGTCGGTGGCGATGCGGTTCAGGCGGACATAGTTCGCCGGTTTTGCGAATGCGTTTGTGTACCCGAAGGTCGGCACCTCTGTTAGAGATGCCGTGAGTTCCTCCGTAACAGATGCGAATTTCCAATGGCCTTGTTCTAGGCAGTATAGCACCGCTCGGTCGTAGTTTTCGTCGAGAACCCTGCTCGGTTCATCATTCGGCGTTGTCACCTGCGACGCGGTGACCATGCGCAGACCGAGTGCGCCTAGCGCTGCGTTCCATACCCCTAGTTTTGTGGCCATAAGTTTATTGCCCTGTCATTTGGCTAGTCTCGCGGTCAGCTATCCACACCAGCGCTTCTTTTTTGGTGGGTAGGTTTTCCGCGATTATAACATTATCCTTAACTCGGAGAACACACCATTTTCGCCCTTGACGCCAAACCGGTGTGTAGTCCGCTCCCTTTGCGAGTTCCCCGTCTTCCTCGGTGAGCTCTACGTAATTCAATAACTTGACGCGCAAATCAAAGTGGCCTACCCAGGTTACTATCAGCAATGCGTAAAAGCTGAGATCTTCAGGAGTTACCTCGATCAGGCTACCCGGTTGCACCTTTCGCGCTACGTGCGTCCAGTATTCATTGTTCAAAATGTCTTCTTTGGTGGTACCTACGGCGGGTGTTGCAGAGAATACAGTTCTTTGATACGCGGCTTCTTTAAGCTGGTTTGGCAATAATTTCATTTCCGGCATGTGAATCTCCTAAAATTTAAGGGGTTGCAGTGGATACCGCAACCCCTTAATTTTGTCACCAATTTAAGGTTGGGTCAACCTTAGTCAGAGTTAGCGGTTTCACAGATTGCCGTACCATCTGACAGATCAACTGCGCCTGGATAGGTCGAGCTCACTGTCACAACATAGTGCATGCTGATATCGCCGTTAGACTGAGTGTCGCGGTGCCACACCAGATCGCCCACACGTAAGCCCTTGCTACCCCCGTCGGTAATAAAACCGGAGGTGTTAACAGCGGCCAATGCGTCAGCCGATTCGTGATACCACAAGCGGGGGCCAGAGCCTCCAATTGCGGCGTTTGTCATGCAGATCAAAGGATCAGTTGCTGCGTATGCCATTTTTAAATACTCCTATGTTCGTTGACCGGATTACTGAGCAGCGTAGCCAGAGCCGTCGTGATTGATGATCACGGCACCTTCAGCCTGCAACAGTTTCGCGCCCATGTACGCTGTACACAAAGCCCATGAATAGTCATGCTCTTCGTTGTACCCGACTTTCGACTGGATACCGCCCTTGTCGATAGCGTGGCCGATGGCGGATTTGTGGTACATAAAGCACTTCTCAGCGCTGGTACCTTTACCCGGCAGGTTTGGATGCACGATCCAGTTGACGTTCGCCCAACGGAACATGGTCAAGCTGTTGGTAAACGGCTTGTTGTTCACATATTCCACATTGGTGAATTCTTTGATTTGCATCAGGTACGCCCAGTATGCTGGGGTGATCAGCGCACTGATGTTGCCGTCCAGCGGAACCGCGTTGTTGCCCAGGATCGTCAGTGCGTACATAGTCAAATCCAAAGAGGCTTGAGCAGCCGCGCCGGTATCTTGGGTAACGCTGCCACCGTTCAGCTCGTTGATGATGTCCGAATCTAGTCTGCGGTTCATCACGGCCATAGAGGTGTACTGCATGATTTGGCGCTGATTGCCTTGC